CGGTCATCCATTCCTAATGCCTCCGCAAGAAGCGAAGGCCGACCCTTCAAATATGAGCATTGCATCCGCTCCTGATAAGCGGCACGCATTTTGGGAGCCCAAAACTCGAAGATGGATGGGTCGTGCATAGCGAGGTAGTGCATGGCCGTATCGAAGTTGTCCTTCGTTATGGTCGTGTAGCCAGCACCATGTTTGGTCCAATATGGTATTTCGAGAGTCACCTTCGTATCGAGCGGTGCAATCCATCTATCATATTCAGGTTCAAATCGCCAACTACGTTTGAGAAACGTAACCTGGTCAAGTGGCATATGGGCACACGTGACTGGACCTTTATTGGCGTCAGTGTAGGACATTCCTAACACGGGCATCCACTCTTGGAGAGCAAACATGTTGAAGTCATCGATTCGTTCATCGGTGACAACAGCGACATGATCATCGCCTAAGCGGATGGAGCGAACGTGCTGATCATATTCCCACACCAACATCTCAAGGACACCCATTTGTTTCTGGTTGGGCTTCCAGTGCAAGAGGAGAAGACGGCTTGACGGCAGCTTAGCACCACCATCAGGATTACGGTACACACAAAGAGCGTACACCACTCGTTTCCCGACTCCGGTATAGATCGTGTTCCATATTGCGGTAAGCGGATTACCAGAGGGCATTTTGCCTATCCACTCATAAACAAGACCATCGATTATGTGATGTGAATTCACAAGCTCAAGTATAAGGATCACCCGAGCCATGTTGTCTTCCGGGGTAGCATTTTGATACCACCCGTTGACAACATTTTCGATGATTTTGTAATGCATCATAGAACATGTAGAGGAGTCGAGTCCGACGTAATCACCAGCCAAACCCTTATTCCCGATAGAGGTAAAGAACTTCATGATCAAGTCCCATTCACAGGAATGCGGGTTTACTCCGATTGCAGAGCCGTTTTTGATCCTACCGGCCACGTAGGCCTTCATGAATGATCCAAACATCATCCTAAAGGCTATCAGAAGATCCAAAGGGCTCCCACTGATAAATCGGGTCTCGTAATTTTCGACACGCGAGAGCTTACGGCGCTCATCCTTGAGTGCATCTAAATAGATGTGCTCCAATCTTATACCCTTGCGGGCACAATCGATGATATGGAGCACACGAGCTTCCATCTTCTTGCACTCAGGATCATCCCAGTTCCAAGTTCCATCGATACCAACCTTGAACCAGTGTGTCTTCCCTTCTTCCCAGAGTGCCTTTAACAGCACCCAGGGATATCCAGGACTTGTATGCAAAGGAATCTTGCGGAGTTCATCGCCAATTCCCTGACAGGCCTCCTTGAACGCCAGTGTTCGACGCTCAGAAAGGGGAGTCGGGGCAGAATTCTCGATGAGTTGTAACTCCGCACGACAGGCTTCAGCCACGAGAGCCTCCAACCAAGGAGGAAAGTATGTGTCTTCGTGCTTGTATCGCTCAAGGGCTTTCACCCAAGGGTTAACTAGCACTCCGTTACACATACCAGGACGGAGTTTCGCTGGGGCAGATATAGCAGGCCCCCACGCATCAAAGAGAGGAGATGCCACAATTTGTGTTCTTGAGGCAAGACTCGCAGGCTTCTCTGAGCGCAGAGCGGTAAAACCGCCACCAGGCACAGTCTGAACCGTGGGACGAACGTCGTAATCGAAGGAGATTTCACCTTTAAACTCTGCAAGAGCCAGAGTGAGGTCTTCACGAGTTACGACGGAGGCCATCCCATGTTGTCCAGTACCGGCAGTGTGAATGCCGACGATCTTCTCCTTTCGGATTGTTGGATCTTTAAGAAGGACCGGAGCACCACAATCGCCCACTTTCGTGGGCAACGTGTATGCCAGTCCCTTAGCGACGACCCATTTCACCTTAGTCCCGTCATCCATGGTTATGGAGGCGTGAGTATCAGTGAGCAAGGTTGAACCCATTGATTCCACAATTTTCACAAGGTACGGTGAACGTTGGATGGTCA